CGGGATTCATCGGTATCCCATACATCAATGGTGAAATAATCCTTCATTCCTTCATAGAAGGCTTCACCCACAAATCCCTTACCCACCAAGCCAATTTTCATATAGTTACCTTTTTCAACTCATGATAGTTTGTTCCGTAATATACTCGCATTGGAAACTTATTGTCGTGTGACAGAATGCGAATAGTTTTTGTCAACAACTCTCGACCGTCGTCGATGCTAAAATCAAACAACAAACTATCGTAAGTATACATGATCGGACGAGATTGCTTTCCTGTATATAGTGGTCGTAGTTTATTGATGGCGGATAGGTTCAATTCCGTTTCTGCTAACTGAATCATGTAGTTAAACACTTTAGACGGTGTGGGATCTTCGATACGATCCTTCTTGATCTCTCGCTTGAAGTATGGTGACAGGATGAATCCGTTTCGATTCAACAACACCATCAACATATCTACATAATTACGCACTTCACGAAAAAACTCAGGCACATTATCATCACGATCTTCACTATACAATAGTCTGAAGGTGATTTGTTTGCTCTCATCGTATTGGTCGGGTGTGAGTTCTTCGACACCAAAATATTGCTTACCGAGATACTCATGCACCGCAACATTGGTGGGAAATTTATACCCAATCATATCCGCGATCAATCGAAGATGAAAACTTTCAAAGTCGGCCATGACCATTAACCCACGATCAAACCGACTCACATACATGGCACGCGTTTCGTCCTTTTTGTTCAGTGCCGCAAAATTTACACCACCAAACTTATTGGAACATCTACCCGTTGCCGTGAATAAGTTGTATTCACTATATAATTTACTCTCACTCATGAATCGCCGAATACGACTCGTATATTTTTCCTCGGCCAATCCTTGATCTACATACATACCAGACGATTCCACAAACGCGAGAGCAGGAATCGCTTGAGTATTCAAAAAATCATATGCTCGAGTGTCACAAACTTGGTTATGATCGGTTATGATAGACCAAGCGTGTGCGATCACGCTCTCAAGATACGCGATGTGTGTCATTATCGGGACACTTTTGTTGACATTCACCACACGATCATAGAGATCATAAAATTTCTTGTGGGTCGATGTGTAAAATTCAGACATCGGCGTGACTCGACCCGTGGCTAGATATTCCACCGAAGATACATCGTGGGTGACCAGACCCGGCAGGATATGTTCGAGAGCCTTTTTATCTGGTGCCCAGACCCTCTGGCCCCCTGTTAGGCGCAATAACAGTCGTGGATCGAGATTCTGTGTCTCATTGTGGTTAAAACCCATCAAATACGCAGATTCTGGGGTAGAAATGCACAAGACGCACAGGGGATTGACCGCCGGGTGCGTCTTGACATCGGTGAGGATCGGAATAACCAGTGTATCCTTTGTTTGGAACATCTCAATGACATCTTCTACATCAAGATTATTCTCTACGAGTTGAATCATCTTCCCAAAACCTTTTGTAATCTGTAATATATTCCGTGATTCCAGACAATGTTTCGTTTGCTAGTTCCGTGCTCATTCGGTTCGCCGTGAGCACACCTGTATATAATCTAACTGGTGTGTTGATGTCTGGCAAGCCAAACTCATCTTCCAACTTACCTGTAATCTTCCAGCGAATTTTTACGGTTTGATACAATGAATTCTTTCGAAGTGCAGTGTATGTTGTCTTGGAGACTTCGGTAATGTCAGCCGGTGAGGTATGTGTTGTGAATCGTGCAAAGTATCGGACTACTTCACCTTGCATCCGTTCACGCTTCGTGATTTGTGGTGTATAGGCTTCTAACTTCGGTGGACGAATCTTTGAACTAATTCGACCAACACGATCATAGTCACCAATTGGATTCAATGAGAATTTCATTAGTCGTCTCGCGTTCCGCCCTTACCATCAGGCCACAACATCTTGAAATATCCACGCACGGTGGTATACCAGCCCTTATCGGTTACCGAGTCCGTGATTTCTGTGACTTGGAATACTCCGTAATTGGCAAAGATAAACGGCAACTTATCTACCATGAACCCATCAGAAATGCTGATGCCCGTGATGCCCGGAATCTTGACTTCTACTGATGTCTTTGTTGGGAACGGTGAGATAAACGCGTTCACGGTCTTATTACTCAAGTTCTTGTAGCCGTCTTGTGTGATCTTATTACGCAACAACGATACGGTTGGATAAATCAAGTTCAAGATGTTGTTACCAAACTTGATCTTGTAAAAGTCAGCACGTTGCTGTTCAATTTGTTGTTCGACTGATGGTGTTGCGGTCGTGTTGGCATTTTGTGTCGCTGGTACAGAAGCCGGTGTTTTTGGCGGTGTAATTGTTGTCGGTGGCACATCTGCAGTAGCTATCTGAACCGTGGATGGTGTTTTTGACTTCAATGTGCCATCAGGCTGTTTAATGGCGACATTTCCAAGTGCCGCTAGTGAATCTGATGGGTCTTGTGGCACACCATTCAACAACAACTCAAAGTGTAAATGTGGTTCTGTAGAATTACCGGAGCCCGGTTGACCTGCAGCGCCGCCGGAGTATCCAACCAACTGACCCCTTGTAATTTTTTCACCACTTGATACCACGATACGACTCAAATGGAAATATTGTGTTTCATATCCATTCGTATGACCAATTCTCAACAAACCACCCGCTGTTGCTGAATTGCGGTTCAAGGCATTTACCTTACCATCCTTTACAGCATACACCCGCGTGCCCTGTGGCGCACGAATGTCAACACCTTTGTGATCACGAGACGCTAATGGATTATTACTGACATTACGAGCACCGACTTCTGAGGTAATGACCAACGGATTTGTGGTAACTGGCAAACTGTCAAAGACAAATGCTGGTTTTGTAGTCGGTGGTGCGGTGACCGATGCTCGTGGTGCGGGTGCCGTCGGTGTAACTTCCAACGGCGAACCAATACCAAATGGCGAACCAACAATTGTTCGTGCGGTTCCTTCGGACCCAGCCTCAGCTGGACTCTTACCAGTTTGCGATCCTTTATTGAGTTCAGCACCAATTCGTGCCGATCCAGCTAGACTATTGGTTTCGTTGTTCTGTAGACCCGTTGCGTTGATTTTAATAGTATTGCCCAACGGAATGTTGTAACCATCTCGATAACTCTTGATCTGTTCTTTCAACACATCTCGCAACGATGTCCAATTCACCGCAAACATAAATGGTGAAGTATTGTTGATGAGTGGATATCGCTTAAATAATGCTTTTTGTTCTTCTGGACTTGCGGTTTGAATCATGGATACCACCATCATCTGTGTAATCAGTTCTGGTGGAAACGCTGAGTCGAACTTGATATCTACTGTTTCATTATGGTGGTCGTTCGCATGTGAATTAAACACATAGAATTTTAGTGATTCCAAATCGTGATCAAATTTGTAATCAATAATTTTGTATACACCAACTTCATCGTCGTAGAATAAGCGTAACTGCCAGTAGTTACCGGCTGCAATACTCATACGCGATAGAATTTGTTGAATTGCAGATTGTAGTGTTGTAGTCTTTAAGAAAGCTTCACGGACCATTTCAGCATTAATCCAGATACCTTCTACTAACTTACCTCGCGTTTCATCACCAGAACTGCCAAAGATACCATTACCCAACCAATCTTGGCCGGGATTGTTCTTAGCAATTTCTGGTGTGATGATGATTAGTGAGTCCGGATCTACAGAACGGAGATACTTGTGATTACCAATCCATTCCAATTCGTATAAACGGTTTTGTTCCTCTAGTATATCTGCAGGCAAGTTCTTGTCTGGTAGTCCACCGAGACTCAACAACACTCGTAATTCCTTACGAAGTTTGTCATACATGGATTGTGTCACAGGATCAACAGACAATCCGTTGAACATTTCAATGATGTCGTTGATGACATCATTCGTGAATGCAGTCCAACTAATAAACGCAGCGTCGTGGGGGTTTGGACTTACCTGACCCGTTTGCGATGCGTTATTGGCATTATCGACGAATGCAGGCTGTTGTGGACGACAATACTTCACACCAGTTGAAGTTTCGGCCAATCGACCAAGCAATTGATTGTATCGACTACCCTGTCCTTCAAAGTAGCTATGAATGTCAGACAGCTTGTTGGCGTCAGTAACATCATTTTCTGCCAATACTGTGGTGGTTTGTTGTGTGTTCATACCCCACATGTTTTCACCCAACGACACAATTCTCGTCGAACACTTATAGATGTTTGTGGCTGGATCTAAATCAACGGTAAAGTTACCGACCTGACCCACAACAAAGTCATAGTTACCGTCGTTTTTCTCAGCGAAGTTATCAATGACATACTTACGACCCTTGACCACGGAGTCAAGTAAGTTCTTCAACACACCATTTGAGTCCGTGAAGTCTAACAATTCTCGATTTCGTCGGAAGTCATCATGATATTTCTGGCCCCATTCCAATACAATATAACTTCCCACAACCAAGAAGTGATTACGGAGAAATTCCAGTTGTTGTTGGTTGTAACACTGCCAACGCACTTCAGCAATCAACGGTGCAGCAAGTCCACTTCGCTTAATTTGCACACTAGTAATGCCGGGAATTGGATGTGATCCACGACCTGTCGGCGGTGAGCTCTGTTGCTTCTGTGCTTGTTGGATTCTATTTTCCACAGCTAGTCGTTGTGGGTCATCTTGTAGTAACGAGTCAAATCCTTCAACATTTGGTGATACATACTTGAGTTCATCGGCACCAATTAACACTTTGTTACCACCACGATATGCGTAACCCACCACATCTCGTTTTGCTCCGTAAGTCAAGTCAAACAAGTTCGTAGAATTACCACCATCGAATCCGTGTAGACCCAAGGTGAAATATTTGTAATTGTTAACATTATCTTCATTGCACGAAGTCATACGAGCAAATGGCGCACTCACTGGTGTGGGCCACGTGCTTCGTCGTGTCTTGAGTTCTCGACTTACCCACGAACGAAAACTGTTTAGTTGTGGAAAGGGACGACGATTATCGTCTGCCATAGATTACTTTCTGCGTGGAATGATGATTGACTGGCCAGGCGTAAAATGGAGGCTGCCATTAACTTTAGCATTAGCTGCGGCGATACGCCACCATTCTTGAGCTGATCCATAAATGTTATTTGCGATGATATCAGCACGATCGCGTTCGTCAGCAGTAATCACAATATCTTGCACATCTGTGTTGACTACCTTTGGTCGTGCCGTAACATATACGGTACGCCCGTCAGCAAGTTTTACCTGTCGTAATTCGTTTGTATATCGAACTTGAGATCTAATTGTCATGCGTTTCTCGGCGCGTTGATGCCAGTGGGAGTATTGATGACACCAACCGTTGCAACTGGTGCATCAATTGGCTTTGGTTGACCAAACCCATAGAATTGTGAACCCATTCGAACCTGTGTCTTTTCAATTACAGAGAATCCTACATTTACCGTCACACCCATAGGCATTTGACTGTTTTCATCAATGTCCCATGAAGTATTGTCTTCTACTGTGTGTGACAAACTCTTAATATATCCAGGCTGATCTGTGTAGTATCTACCCATCGTAAGTTGTACGAACGGTGGCACCATGAAACCATCTGTATAACTAGCTGGAAAACACAACCCCGTCAGGTAATTAATTTTCTGCCAGATAAAATCCAATTCAAGTTTGCTAAACGCTTGAATGAAGAATGTGAAGCTTAATTCACGACTTGCGCCAGCATACACAATGTTCTTTTCCGTTCTACCAATATAGCGTTGTGAATCGTAGTCCACATTGACCGACTCTTGAATACCCGTGAGCATAGCCTTAAATGGAATGACGCGATTGTTGACATAATCATGAAATAAGAAATCAATCGTATCTTTGTAAGCAGAACGGATTTCATTTTTCAGGTCAGGATGAACCACACGAGTTACACCACCAACATCTTTGTTAACCATGATTGCTCGCTTGGCTACAGCGCCGTCACTAAAATATCGGCCACCGTCTACCTTGGTTCGCTTGGAAGCAAACACACCACCGTCATCAACGATGGTATTACCAGGCGAGATACCACCGACATAACCAATACCATAACTGGCTTCTGTACGAAGCTTACGAATGCTTTCCTGCCAGTTAGTTTTCTGATCTTCAAGACCGTCCTTGAAGAACTTGACAGAACCTTCAGCTTCTTCGTATTGATTTGCTAGTGCCATTTCACCAAATAACAATCGTTCTTCAGCAGGATTCTGTGAAAATGGATTGTTGGTGAATGTGCCTGTCTTCAACCGACCCGTGATTGGATCTGTTGCACCAATTCGAATATTTGTGCCAGGAATTGTAGCACCACCAACTAGTGCCGAAACTGTACTTTTTAAGAATCCACCTACTTTGCTTAAAAAGCTCTTTTTGCTTGAATCTGTTTGTGTAGTAGCTTTTTGTTGTTCCGTTGCCTTGCTAACTGGCGGTCGTGGAACTGTTTTCTGTGTATCCGTAAATAAGATTGACTTGCCTTCTAACGCATACGGCAATCTATCCATAAACTCAATGTTTGGCAAGTTCTCACGAACTGAGTCTTGGATATATCGGTCTGCTTCTTGTGCATTTACAATGAAATATCGAAGTCCATTCAAATCTGTTCGAGAATAGTCGTTACGACCTGAACGAACCGCATTTGGAATTGGGGCGGCTTTGGTGCCCACCAATCGTGTCTTTACTTCGTTGACAATACCCTTACCAATGCTAATCAACGCACCCTTGACATCACCCTTACGCAGTGAGGCACCAGCCTTGACAAAACTATTTGGTGCTGGCTGCTTACGAGCAAAACCAGTCCATAATGCCACTGAGAAATATTGTCCGTCAATATCAAGTTCTGGTCGTTGATTAATGCCGAGAATACCCGTGTCCAAAACACCCTTTACAGCACTTACCACACGAGTAATTTTGTTTGGTGGTAACAGATTAATTAGACCAGTTGGACCACTACGACCCAATACTTTGTCTGTAGCGGTCTTAGCCGTTGCTTTCTGTAATCGACCAGCATCACCAACGAGATTGTCAGCGCCTGGTGATTTGTCTTCACCGGCGGTCGGGGTGCCGCGGAGTAATCCATTAACAAATCCACTTGCAGCACTACCAATCACACCTTGAATATCTTGATCACCTTTATCACCACCACCTCTGGATGCACTTGTGAGTGAACGCTGAATTCGTGGAGCAGTTGGTGTTAACTTTCCATACAAGAATAATGGATTATAGAGTCGTGTTTCAGAGAATGCGTTGCCAGTCTGGAGTTCGGCTTGGCTCAACATGAACCGCACACCAAGTGGTGACTTCAAGAACGCAGTAATACGATCTTGGTCACGCTTGAATGAACCATTTGGAGACAATCGTGTGTCGTCGTTAGTTTCACGACGAGTCGGATCATTCGGTTTGATTTCTAAAAATGGTTGTCCCACACCTTCGGGTCCACGAGCAGAATACTTGCCGTAGATGTCATCCATTTTTGATTCAAACCGATCCGTCATGCCCTTAAATGCCATTATCCATACCTGTTAGCGTCCACGAGCGACTCAGAAACCTTCTTACCATCCATGTTGACACCAATTGCACCACTCTTTAACAAGCTGATCAATGTATCAAACTTAGCTTCTAATGCCTGTGTGTTCCCCATACCGCCCATCATTGGTGTATTTGTTCCCGCCTGACCAACAAACTGTTGTTGACCACCAAAGTTAATACCACTCTGGTAGTTGGAGGTGCCTAAGCTGCCACCGTAGCTCATCATACCCGCCATACCTGCCATTTGTCCGTAATCAGTCTGAACTACTGGCGGTGTCGCCGGCTTTTTCTTCCTTCCAAACAATCCGCCCAATGCCCTGCCAATACCACCAACGGCCTTTCCGGCAACACCCAAATACTTTTTACCAATTTGTGCTACGGGACTCTTGCCAAGAAAACCAGTGACCGCCTTACCAACTCGTGAGTTGGCAAGTTTACTAATACCTTTACTTGCCAATCCACCCAATGCAGAACCCAACATAGTTCCAACGCCTGGAATTGGAATTAAGGTGCCCAATGCACCTCCGATAGCTTTACCAGCGCCAGCTTTCAGTAAATTTCCACCGATGCCTTTGATACCGCCGCCCTTCAACAAACTACCAGCAACGCCACCAAGGCCAGGAATTTTACTTACTAAACCAGCTGCCTTTTCTTTGAGGCCGCCACCGAGCAATCCAGACACCTTGCCCATGATACCACCGGAGCCGCCAAAAGATTTGGTAATTGAACCTAAAATGCCACCAGATCCACCTAACGCACCGGTGATCTTACCCATGATACCACCGGAACCTGTACCACCCAAGGATTTTGTAATAGATCCGAGAATACCACCTTGTCCATTACCGCCACCTAACATACCAGTAATCTTACCCATGATACCATCATTACCAGCAAACTTCTGTGTGAAGTTATTGACAAATCCTGTCATGGATTTAGCAATGCCGGACTGTGCACCCGTGAGTTGACTCAACATGTTCATCTGTAATTTGTTGAGAACTGCTTCACCCTTGTGTAGAATGGTTGGCACTTCATTGGAACCCAACTTCTTGAATAGATTCATCAATGAGGTTGTTGGTGCCTTATCCATACCAACAACACCACCAACAGCACGAGATTCACCGTTCAATGCATCAAGTTTCTTTTGTGCATCGGCAGTCATTCTTTCAATACGAGCTTTTTGTTCTGGTGTCTTTGGTGTGATCTGTGTAAAATCTTCAATTTGCTTCTGTAGTGTTCTACGTTCCATTTCCTTCAACGCAGCGTTAGAGTCACCACCACCAAATACCTTATTGGCGATGCTCTGTCCACCAGAAGCCGTCTTTGTCAAGTCTTCATTAGACATACCCTTGACTTTTTCTTCAGCACTCTTACCAAATCGTCCAGTCAGGAACGAGAAGATACTGAAAATACCCTTCTCAATAGAATCCATTGGATTGACCAACGCCTTCTGGAGTTCATTTGTAGTATTCTTTTCAGCAGTAATCATAGCCTGTGCGTCAGGCGATACCATATCCAACGCGTCGCCATTTGACTTAGCAATTTTAGCTAATTGATCAACTGATACACCTAGACCACTTGCAATGCTGAGTTTGAAACTACGCGGCAAACTATCAAAGTCTGTGCCTAGTGAGTCTACTGACGCCTTGAGTTCTCGAGCAATGTCTTCATCGGTGCCGAATTGTGCTGCGACCATCAACCCAGTTTGATCAAAGCCCGGCGCAAAGGCACCAATTGTTGCCTGTGCTTCTAACGCACCTTCAAAATCGGAAACAAGACTATCAGCAATATTTGAAATCGTACCAAGATCAACACCAAGACGACGAACAAGAATAGCTGCACGAGCGAGTTCGTCGGCACTTGCACGACCAGACTTAGCAAAGTTTGCCGCGTTAGCAGCAACATCTCGCATGACCTGTGCAGGGTTTGCACGATTACTTAACGCGGTAGCCTTGAGGACTACGGCACTGGTTGCCGCGGCGGCAGCACTTTCACCACGAATGCGACCAAAGAAGTCAAAGATAGATGCGGCTTCTTCAGCAGACAATCCAAGTTGACGAGTGAGTTCTGCTGACTTTACAACCAATTCATCTGGGATGTCAATTCTACCGAACACCTTTGATAGTGCATCGGCCGAATTTACCATTTCTTCACCGCTGATTAACGCACCACGAGATGCGGCAATACCAACACGACGTTGTGCATCGAACAATGCCTTAGTTCGTTGTGATGCATCAAGTCCAATATCAATGGTAGCTTTTAATGTATCTCTATATGATCCAATTAATGACTTTAGCAACAACGCAATAATTGCAAATGGTGCCAGGACTAGTCCAAGCTTACCGATGGTCTTACCCAAATTTGTAATCTGACCGATGAGTCCGCCGCCAAATTGATTTTTGATAAAACTCTTTGCTTCATCTCGTTGTTGTGCCTTGAATACAGCTTTTCTGTCAATCTGACGCTGTTCGGCCAGTTGTGTTTCCAGCGTGAGTTGATCTTTCAGTTCAGATTCGAACTGTCGTACCTGTGACAATGACTTGTCACGAAGACTCATCGAGTCTTTCTGTTTCTGTGCCAATGCTTCTTCCAATGCCAATGTCTTTGCACGAGAACGAGCAAAATCCTCAGCAATTTCCAATGATTTTGGATCCGTTGAAGGCGTGGCACCAAACTTTGAATTAATGCCGGCTTCTAATGCTTTACGGGCACTGATTTGCTTTTGAATATTGGCAATATCTTTTTGAAATTGTGATGCGGACGCACGACGTTCGTTTCGCTTGGCTTCAATTTGTGCCTTTAACGCATCTGTATTTCGTTTGATAACCGATAACTCACGATCATAAAATCGAACTCGCTCCAGAGTGCTTCGATTAATACCGGCAGACTTCATTGCCAAATCACCCATGATGTTCTTCAACATCTGGTTGCGACGCAATAGTCTATCAGCTTGATCAGCCGCACTCTGGAGTTGTGAAACGGTTGTATCAATACCAGATAACTTTGATAGTGTATTCGACCGTTCCAAAATTCTATTCAATTTTTCTGCTGCTCGTACTGCTTTATCAAACGAATTTGGATCCAGCATCAATTATCTCGAAATATTTGGACGCATTGCACCTTGTACAGGCATTGCACGCTTGCTAGCTTCTGCTTCTTTGTTCACCGCATCAGCCAACTTTCGCATGTAATACATTCGTAGGTACACGGGCATGTTATACAAATCACTATATGTCCAACCACCCTTACCATAGGTAACCATTGTAAAGATGCTATCGTGAATTTCTATCTTATACGCGGGCGTTAGGCCAAAAAAAGTTCACATCAATCGGCACCTCCAACCGAGTGCGATGTCCACAAGACGGACATTCAAAATCGAAGGTTAGGTCGATGTCTGGGTTGATGGTCTTGGAATACTCACGGAACGCCATGGCGTCACGAGCAGGCATTGCATCAACAAACTCACGAACAAACTTCAACTCTCGGTTGCCATCTACAGCGAGAATGGCCTTTTTCATACGCGTAGTAACTTCTGATGAAACTTCACTCTTGACCAACTTTCGCATTGCATCCAGTTCACCTTGAACCACCTTTTCATCCTTGTGGGTCAACAACTTGAAGGTAATGGTTCGCTTGCTGAATGGTAATTTGAAATCAAACTCGTTCTTGCCCTTTTGCTTGTCATCAAACACGATTTCCTTGTCACCAATGGTTTCCAAGTTCACGGTATGGGTGCTAGACTCCTCACACGACGGACATTCCACGGTAACATCGTATTCCTTACCATAACCCATGATACGAGATGCGACCATGAGGCCATTTTTATCACCAACCAAGAGATCATCATACTTGACATCCTTGTTAGCAATCAAGGCTTCCATCAACTTGTCAATAACCACACCACGCTGAATTAGATTTCGTGATGTAAGAATATCCTCGTGCTTTGCCGTCATGTAATACACTTCCAGCTGTCCACTCGCAAGTGGATGATCGGCTGGATAATACCAGCCCTTGGATGGCAGGTCAATAACCTCAGTCGGATATGTTACTTCTGAACTCATAGTCGTTTACTCCTTAAAATATACATTTAGAAACCTGCTTACCTTCATAAATAGACGGGAATGTCAACTTCTTGGTATAAGCTTATATCGTTTACCTGACAATATTCGTTGAATGGTATGTTTACTTACTCCAAACTGAACTGCAAGCTTGCCAGTACCAATGCCAGTTTTGTGTAAAATTGAGATTTCTTGAATTTCATCCGGTGTCAACTTCCTTCTATAACCGAATTTATCACTACAAGTCTTTCTCATCTGTTCAATAGAAGATTTTCTATGTTTCTTTCCTGTCATAGAATTTCCGTTAGTTGTTTGCCAGTCCTTCATCTTATCTATGGTAGAATTTTTATGTTTTCTACCTGTAAACGAAGCCCCAGCAACTTTAGCTACATTGTATAAACCGGAATCCCACATAGAATCAATCCAAAACTGTTCTCTAGCAATTACATCCAACTCAGTACATTCTTCAATTATGGAAAACTGAAAATATTCCTCTCCGTGATGATTAAATGAGTTTTGTAGATGTCTATTTGGATGTTTGTTGTTTCTCAAACGATTGAAATGATAATATTGTCTTCGTTTGACACTTATCGACGATCCAATATAAAGTTTACCAGTTTTTATGTTCTCAATCTTGTATACACCCGTCATACAAATCCTCACTTACTTGATCAATATCAATATATAGATCGACACCCACCTTCGACATATCGTTTTGATGTGTAGACTTCAATTTTCTTACAAAATCACCAAAGATGGATTTAGTTGATACGCCGGTTATTACACGACCATCAACGATGGTTTCAACAACAGTAGTTTTTTCTCTTAACAATTGAGACATGTACTCATCAATTGTATTAGCACACAGTAAGTAAAATACAGATACTTGTTTAGTTTGACCAATTCTGTATAATCTGTCTTCAGCCTGTTCATGAATTGACGGAACCCAATATTGATCAAGAAATACAACCGTATCAATGCTATGCTGTAGTCCGTCAATACCCATGGCGCCAGCACCGATACTGAATAATCCAACTTTGGCTGTGCCGGCCTTCAAAGCATCAATAGACTTCTGTCGTTCCGTGGTATTTAGCTGTCCGTGAATCAAGGCCGCTTGATTGCCGTAATGTTTTGCCAACTTCTTGAGTGGTTCCACATAACATGAATAGATCAGAATACCTCGATCTTGACTCAACATTTCGTCTACCATTTCAATGAGTCGTGGCATTTTACGCTCAATGAGATAGTTCTGAATTGCCGGCATTTCTGCAATAGTCGGTTTGCCCAAGACCTTCCATTTACGGAATAGTTTGTTTAGCAAATCTTGATATTCCTTTTCTTCGGCGGGCGTGAGTTCCACATACAGATCGTTACGCTGTTTTGCAGGCAACTCACTGAGAATATCTTTCTTGAGGCGTCGGATAACCAAATCTTTGGTTCTGTGGTGAAGGTCATCAAGATTACGACCGTCTTCGCCTTTCCAGCCACCATACTTCTGTGTGAACTGGAAGAAATTACTGAATCTATCCTTATCCAAGAAGTTCAATAATACGAAGGCTTCGATGGGTCGGTTCAACACCGGCGTGCCAGTCAAGAAAATCACATGTTTCGTCTTGATGCCTGGGTAGAGCTTCCGTTGTTTGTAATCCCCAAGAATTGCCTTGGCTCGTTTCGTCTGGCGATTCTTCAAGAAGGTGGCTTCGTCACACACTAATAGATCAAATCCAGCTTTACGGAGTTCGTCCATACGGCGTTCCACAATATCGTAATTAATGACATGATATTGTGCATCAATACGACCCATCTTGTCTTTCGTAGCCCAGATCGTAGTCTTCTTGCCTGTGAACCGTTCAATTTCTCGTGCCCAATTGACCACAACGGACTTAGGGCAAATGATCAGTGTCTTCAGTGAGTGGTAGTGTGCGTAACCAATAGCCGTTGCGGTCTTACCCAATCCCATTTGATCGGCAACCATTGCACGACCACCGGCACGGCCAATAAACTCTACGGCTACTTTCTGATATGGATAGAGATCGAGCTTTGTGCCAATATCAATATCTGTGTCTTCCTTGACGCGAATTTCATCAAGTTGTGTTCGGCGAGCTTTTTCTTCACGATAGAGCTTCTTGACAGCATCATCAGCCTTGACATTCTTGACGCCACCGAACAATTCAATCATCTTTAAGATTTGCGGCGCCGGCACAGTCCAACAACGATCATCAGCATCCCACTTACGACCATCAATCTCAAATTTGAAGCGTTCGAGCAATTCTTTATCATACGCAAACGAAACATGGATGACGTTTTTCTTCGCCACCCACATTTCGACATCAATAATTTTTGGTTCAATTCTACTGGTGGGAAGACCAAGGTCGCTTACAGACTCGTTGGCTAAGACTCGCTGAGCAGCATCTGACCAGAGGCCAGGCATCTTATCATTGTTGGCGAGCCAGTTTATATAACTTGGATCTGAATCAAATATAAAACCTAAGCTTTTACCCTTGTGCTTTCCAAAAGGAAAAATCACATCGTAGCTATCTTTGTGGGCCATTATTCACTTTCCTTCTGAGACTCAGAAAATATAAACCAAAAACATGTGTTTGTCAAGCGTTTAATTAAACTGTAATTTTATAGCAACATCTTTACCAACTCACCAAGCCGCGAGTGAATTGTGTACCCGTGTTTTGCAGCACATACACATACTTCAATCCATCTTCACTATTGATAATTTCCAATACGTTACCGATGGTTGGCGTTCCTTGTAGTATGGTTGTAGTCATAAGTCCGCGTGTTGTGTTAGTATTCAAATCATATTCAAACATACGAATAGGCGTAGTCGCGGCAATACCTCGGGCAATATACAATTTATTTTCGCCATCGTATGCATATGACGTGCCGGTAGTAAGTGTTTCCGATAATGGAGAGTAGAAATACCCTACTAACCACCGATTTGTTACGATATCATAAAAATCTATTTGATTGGAAGCACCACCTCTTGGCGAAACAATATATCGTGCGCGATCAAACGCACCGGAGTTGTTATAGATCCATAAGAAGTTTGTTGCTGCCGCTCGCGGTGGA